TAGGTAAGAATACCTATGGCGATAAGTATTTAAGCAAAAAATTTTGGCTGGATTCTAGCGATAATCTTATGTATAACGGCAAAGCTCCTGAGCTTTCGGAAACTAAGTCAGCAAGAATGCCAGCGTTCTTTGAACATAGCAATGTCAATCTCCCCCAATACTCTTGAGTCAATCCTCGGACCAAACTTAGAGTCAATCCTCTCTGAACTTGAGGAAATATATCCACCAACCAACCCAAATCCAAATGAATCAATGGAATCAATTATGTATAAAGCTGGACAACGGTCAGTTGTTGAGTGGATAAAAACTCGTATCAGTGAGGAAGAGTAGATGGCGTTAACTAAAAACCAACAAGCCATACAGGATATATATGGAACTCATCTTGGCAGACAAGCAGGTTCCGAGGGTTTAGATTATTGGTCTAGTCAGTTAGACTCTGGCGTAGCTAATATTGAAGATATCATTAGAGGTATTCAATCAGGATCTGAGTATCAAGAAAGGAAAAAGTTTTTAGAAGCCAACCCTACTGCTACTGAAGCTGATTTAGATGCAAGGATTTCTCCTGGTGGAGGTATATTCACAGACCCTGATAAACCTTTCATGGCTCCTGTATTCGCTGCAGATAATACTTGGTCTGCACCTTTGATGACATCAGGTAACAACACCTACACAGATGAATTAGAACAGGTTTACAAAGACCTAAAGATTGGAGGTGCTAGTGACACAGGCTCACCTCATTACAACACTGCTGCTGCTGAAAACACTGGTACTTATGAGGTAGGTAAGACACATGACGCGGTAGGTAATGTACTAACTACAAGTGGTAGTGATAATACTAATCCAGATACTACTAATCCAGATACTACTAATCAAGGTACTACTAAGACTACAGAACAGAACATGCTTGATCTAAATACAATCTTTAATAATGTTTTAGGTAGAGACGTCGGTAATGAAGGTTCAACCTATTGGAATGATGAGTACAATAGAATGATCGGGAGTGGCATGGACCCTGCAACAGCTCAGCAGAATATCGTCAACTCAATTAAAAGTGGTAAAGAACATTCTGGTAGGCAAGGTATAGTCGATTACTTCAGTAATAGATATGGTTTTAATCCTAGTGAATCATTCTTAGATGCTTACATTGGTCCTGGTGGAGTATCACTTAGAGACTTACCAACTGGATCAACAACAGCTGCAACTACGACAACACCAACTACAAATGATGGATGGTGGAATCAATTTGAAGATGCCAATGCTTTTAAATCCTTCCTATCAGAAGGACAAGAACCACAGGAATCAGAGTTTGACCAGTTCACGAAATTCTTAACAGCCATACAAGGTCTAGGTGGTATGGGCGGTGGCATGGGTAACTACGGATATGGTGGTTACGGTGGCTTCACTCCAGGTGGAGTAGCTGCAGCATCTCCTACATCTAACATGATGAACTTCATGAATGCCTTTAGAAATATGAGAGGCACATCTACACCCGCAGTAACTACAGGAAACATCGGATTTTAAATAAATGACAGCAAAAACTAGGTATGATTATTTATCAAGCGAACGTACCCAGTTTCTAGACGAGGCAGAACAAGCGTCAGAATTAACTCTTCCATATTTAATCTTAAAGGATCAATACTCCAAAGGGATGAAGTATCTTCCTACACCTTGGCAGTCAGTTGGTGCTAAGTGTTCAGTGACATTAGCTGCAAAATTAATGCAAGCTATGCTCCCTGTGCAAACCAGCTTCTTCAAGTTACAGGTAGATGAAAGTCAACTTGGTCAGGAATTTGGTCCACAGATTAAATCAGAACTAGACTTATCTTTTGCAAAGATTGAACGCACTATCCTAGAGGCTATAGCAGCATCTAATGATCGTGTTGTTGTGCATGAAGCTCTTCTACATTTAGTAGTAGCAGGTAATGCACTTATCTTTATGGGTAAGGAGGGGCTGAAGTTATATCCGCTTAACCGCTACGTTGTAGAACGAGATGGTAACGGCAATGTGATTGAAATAATCACGAAAGAAACTATTGCTAAAAAATTAATAGAAGATCAGCTACCAGAGGATGTACTAAAAGAGTATGATTCTGTAGTTGATAGCTCACCTGATAATGTTGAGGAGTGCGACATCTACACTCACATCACACGAGACAACAACAGATACGTCTGGCATCAGGAAGTACACGGAAAAATATTAGAAAAATCCTACGGGAAAGCACCTGTTGATGTAACACCTTGGATAGCACTGAGATTTAACTCGGTTGATGGAGAGGATTATGGACGGGGAAGAGTCGGTCAGTTTATGGGCGACTTAAAATCATTAGAGTCACTATCTCAAGCCTTAGTGGAAGGTAGTGCAGCCGCTGCAAAGGTCGTCTTTACAGTATCTCCTAGCTCTACGACTAAACCTAGTACCCTTGCTAACGCAGGGAACGGCGCAATCGTGCAAGGGAGACCTGATGACATAGGAGTCGTACAGGTAGGAAAGACTGCTGACTTCAGAACTGCATTTGAAATGATGCAACAGCTAGAACGTCGTATTAATGATGCGTTCTTAGTTATGCAAGTCAGGCAAAGTGAACGCACTACAGCGGAAGAGGTACGCCTCACACAGATGGAGTTAGAGCAACAGTTAGGTGGATTATTTAGTCTACTTACTACTGAGTTCTTACTACCATACTTAAATAGAATATTAAATCAATTCCAAAAGACTGGAAAAATCCCACGTCTACCAAAGGATATTGTTAAGCCAGCTATCGTTGCTGGAGTTAATGCTTTAGGTAGAGGTCAGGATAGAGAAAGCTTAGGTCAGTTCTTACAGATCGTCTCTACTACAATGGGACCAGAGGCTGTACAGAAGTATATAAATCCAGAGGAAGTGATTAAACGCTTAGCTGCATCATCAGGTATTGATGTATTGAATCTTGTCAGATCAATGCAAGAGATACAAGCTGAACAACAGCAGGCACAACAAATGGCTATGCAGCAACAACAAGCTGAACAACAAACAGCAATGATGAAGACTCCAATGATGGACCCATCAAAGAACCCTGCAATAGCTGAACAAATGCAAGCACCACCACAAGAAGCATGACCGAAGAACAAACACTATCAATGGAACCAGTAACTAATTCTGAGAATGTAGATACAGTTGCTGATTTATCAAGTGAAGAAAAGGACTCTCTATTAGTTGGAGAGGAGATGGAACGTCAACAAGAAGGTTTGCTGGCTGGTAAATATAAAGATGCTCAAGAATTAGAAAAAGCTTATAAAGAGCTCGAAGGAAAATTGGGCGAAAAATCTGATGAGGTTTCAGAGGAGCCAGAATCAGAAACTGAAACTAAGGATGAAGCTCCAAAAGAAACAGGGAACATTCTTGATCAGCTATGGGAAGAAGGTAATAACAATAAGTTAACTAAGGAAACCTTTGAGAAGCTTGAGAAAATGAGTCCTGTTGATGTTGCTAAGATGGCAATGGAAGCAAGATCCAAACAACAAGAACCTCAAGCCAGAGAGTTTACAGATCAAGATGTACAACAGATACATGGATTAGTTGGAGGTCAAGAGAACTACAACAACATGATGTCCTGGGCGCAGCAGAATGTACCTGAGCAAGAAGTTAATATGTACGATGCAGTGATGGAGCTGGGTAATCCCTTAGCTGCTTACTTTGCAGTACAAGCATTAGCTCTTAAATATCAGGATCAGTCTGGTAAAGACGGTCAGTTAGTTACAGGTAAAGCACCTAAGTCAACAGGTGATGTCTTTAATAGCCAAGCTGAATTAATTAAAGCTATGGAAGATGACAGATATAACGATGACCCTGCATACAGGCAAACAATTCAAGAAAAACTATCACGATCAAACATTAATTTTTAACTATGGCACCATCAGGACCAGGAACATATGGTACTAAAAAAGGTAGACCACCTAAGAAAGATACAAAGAAGAAGTAGGTATACATGGCGACCTGAACGTTCATCATCGCCATTCACCTATCTTTAAAATCAATGACTACAACTACCGAATACGGTAAGCAAAACATTTTTGCAAAAGAAACACCACCAAGACTTATGAACGAAAACGAACAAGGCTTCTTAATGGAGCAAGCTGAGAGAACTAATGGACAACTAGCCATGCTTGGCTTTGTCGCAGCTTTTGGCGCATACATAACTACTGGACAAATCATTCCAGGTATTTTTTAAACCTTTTATAAATGACTACAGCCACACTAACAAAACCATTTGACAACTGGCAGCGTTTCTGTGACTGGGTTACGAGCACAAACAACCGTCTCTACGTGGGATGGTTTGGTGTTCTCATGATCCCTGCACTAT